AAGAGGCGGGAACGTTGGAACAGGCATCATGACTGGTATTGTAGATAGATCTATGCATGCTGAAGATCCTTTTGTAGGAGACACTAATCAATTTTCAGATCCAATTAAAAGATATAAAAACGAAGCTTCAACTTTAAATACCCAGGCTGATAATAATTTTTACACACCTTTACCAAAAGAAGATATTGATCCTGTTATGACTACAAAAGCTGATATGAAAATGCCAGCAGATTTATTTCCAAAACCTGATTTTGGGGAAGAAAGAGATTCAGCTTATTATATAGATCAACTTAAAAAAGGTGGTGGAGAGTATGGGGGAATGGATCCATTAACTTCTTTCTTATTAACAGCAGGACCTCAAATAGCTAAAGCAACATCTTTTGGTGATGCTATATCAAAATTAGGACCAGCAAATCAAGCATTAATAGAACAGGCTAATAAAAAAGCAGCGTACTTAAGAGAGTTAGGTTTGACAGGAACTAAAATGTCTTTAGCTAATGAAGAAAAAATAGCAGGTAGAAAATATGATTATGGAATAAGTTTAAACGATAAACAATATTCGTACGCTTCTAAAATGAATGATAGACTTTACGGTGAAAAAGTAACAGGTAAACAATGGGCTAAAGAAGCTCAAAACAGAAAAGAAGATTTAAATAGAGAAGATTGGCTAAAAGAACAAGCTGCTATAAGAGCAAAAGCTAGTCTTGCAGATAAAAAAGCTTATGATCTTGAGATGTCAAATTTAGGTTTAGAAAATGATCTTAAAAAAATTAAACAACAAGAAGAAAGTTCAATAGCTATCAATGCTGCTGAAAGAAAATTAGATAATGCAGAAGATTCAAAAGCAATTATTAAAGCTGCTTCTGATCAATTTATTAAAGATGGAGATTACACTAATAGATATGTAGCAAATCGTGCTGCAACTTGGAATGAAGTTAACTCTGAAAAATTTGAGACTAAAGGTAATTTAGGTGTTATCCTAAGTCAAAAAGATCTTAAGGATAAAGCTAAATTTGCCAAAAATCAAATAACAAGTAAAAATGGAGCAGGAGATGGTTCTGTTCATTATGACCCTTATAGTGATAAAGTTTATCAAGTTCAAAAGATTGAAGGTGAACCTACTTTAGTGGAGATATTTGAACCTGGAAGTTCAGGAGCTACTGAACAAAAAAATGAAAAAATTGTAGTAGAAAAAGAATCCCAAGGGGATAAAGAAATTATTAAATTAACACCTCAAGCTGTAGGTTTTGATAACAAACCTGTATTTGAAAAATTATCAGAAGTTAGATCTGTTATGGAATTTCCAATGACAGGACAAGAAATGATAGATAAATATGAAATTCCAGAATCTTTATGGGGAAGCATTAATAAAAAACAAACTTATAAACCTATTTTACCAGGGATGTCGGCATACCAAGAGGGAAATCGTTTTGATAAAGACAACCCTTATAAAATGATACAATCAGACAATTAGGATTTTAAATGGCAGAATACGTTGCATCTTTAAACTCAGCAGAAAGTGATAATGAGACAAGTTGGTATAAATCTTTTGGTGCGGGTCTTGTATCAGGTTTAATTAAAATACCTGAAGGTGTTGTATCCTTAGGAGCAGAGTTAGTAGATCTTGGTGCGGATTCAAATACTGCGGCAGACGTAGAACAATTTTTTGATAAAATAAATCCTTTTGAAGAAATAGCTGAAGAAAATACTATTGGTAAACTAACTGAAGCTATAATGCAGATAGCTGTTCCTGGAGGAATAGGATTTAAAGTTGCTAGTACAGCTGCAAGAAAAATGACTACTAAAGCTTTAAAAGCAAAACGTAATAAAGCTTATGCAGATTTTGGAAAAGGAGATAAGTTTTATAAAGCTAATAATCCTTTAACTAAAGGAACCTCCAAAGGAGTTAAAGTTTCAAAAAATTATAATAGAGACAATTTAACTGAAGCATTAGACAAAGTTAATAAATTAAATAAAGGACTTAAAAAACCTAGATTTGCAGCAGCTGTTTTAGGAGGAGCCGCAGGGGAAACTCTTGTTGTTGACAATGATGCGATAGGTACTTTTGGAGATATGTTTGAAGGTCCTACTTCATTAGATAGAGATTCTAGTTTAAGCGGAAGCGATGATGCTGCTAGAAAATTAATGAATAGATTTAAATTTGGTGGAGAATCTATTTTTGCAACACCTGTAGCTTATGGCATAGGTAAAACAGCTAAACTTTTAGCAAACAGAGGTGCCGATTTAGCTTATAGTAATTCAGCATTTGAAAGATGGATAGATAAATATATTAGAGCTGCTTTTAGTCCTAGAGGAGCCTTACCAGCAGAAGTATTTGCAAAAGAAATGGAAAAACAAGGTTTAAAAGTTAAAGATACTTATAGAGCTAAAGAGATTGTATCTAATATAACTAAAATTACAGATTCTTTTTTCCCTACTGTTCAAGAAGTAGCAGATAAAACAGTTAAAACTAAAGGAATAGATAAATTATCTTTCAGCAAAGAATTAAATAACTTACTTGTAAGTGGAGATTTATCAAAAGGAATTGATGAAAAAGCTTTTGCTAATATAATAAGTAAATTAAATCAAAAAGGTATTGGTAAAAAACAAACTGAAGCTTTGTTAACTTCTTTAAGTGAGGGTAGAGCAGAGTTTAATACTCTTTTAAACATACTTAATAAAAATTCTAAAGGAATTAAAAGAGGTGCTTCAGATGAATTAAAAGATTTATTTAAAAACAGATTAGATAAATATGTAGGACATACTTATCAAATTTTTGAACATAGAAGTAATATCTTTAATGCTTTTAGAAAATATAAACCTACTGATGAATCATATAAAAATGCAATAAATGTATTTACAAAAAATGGAACAAGAACTGAACAAGAAGCTAGATCAATTGTAGATGATATTTTAAGACAAGCAGAAAAAGTAAAATCTCCAAAAGATTTACCTGATTTTAAATATATATCTAAAACAATGGAAAAAGGTGGATCAAAAGAAGTTTTTAAAATAGGTTTAAAATCAACATCAAAAGGATCAGCTAGTGAAAAACAAGCTCTTAAACAATTATTTGGACAAGTAGAAGATCCTAGGTTTACTTTATTTAATGGTATTAGTAATCTTTCAAACATAGCCAGAACTGCAGATTACATAGGTCAAATATCTCTTAAAAATGATCAAGTTCAAGCAAAAGGTGGAAGAGGTTTTTTTTGGAAAAATGAAGCCGCTGCAAAAGAAGCAGTTAATTCTGGGGAAACTGGAATAGAAGTAGTAAGAATGAGTGAAATTTTAGGTGAAATTGATGCTACAAAAAATATTATAAATCCTTTAAATGCTAAATGGACTACTAAAGAAATAGGTGAAGCTATAAAATTTGCAAATGATATTCCAACAACTTTTCAAGGTTTTGTACGAGGGGATAAAAAAATGAGTGGTCCTGAAGCAGGAGTTAGTTGGTTTTATAGAAACTTATTAATGTTTCCAAAAGGTGTTTCACAAATGGCAAAAACTATTTTTTCAATTCCAACTCATATAAGAAATTTTATGAGTGCAGGAGCTTTTAGTGCAGCTAATGGTATCATACCTTTTGCATTAGAAAATCCAAAAACATTTGCTAAAGCTTTTAGAAGAGGAATAGGTGAATCTGGTTTATTAAAACTTGGTGGAGTGGAAGCAGGGACTGCTGCTAATCAAAGAGCATATAGAGATATGTTAGAATTAGGTATAACAAATTCACAAGTTCAATTAGGAGATATGACTTCTTTGATTAAAGATTCTGCAGGTGGAAAAAATTTATTAAATAATGATTATGGTTTAAGTAGAATGTTCAAAAAATTTAAAAAAATAGGAGAATTTTTTCAAGGTAAATATATGGCAGAAGATGATACCTTTAAAATTACTAACTTTGTTGTAGAATTAGATAGAATAGTTAAAGCCACTGCTAAAAGTAAAAACATGACTGTAGAAGCTTACGAAAATTCAATTGGTTTAGTTAAAGGTTTTGAAAAAATAAAAAATGGTATTCCTATAAGAAATGAAGCTCTTTGGAAATTAAAACAAGAAGCTGCAGAAATTGTTAAGAATACAGTACCTAATTATGCTTACGTTGGACAAGCAGTTAAGACTGCAAGACTGTTGCCTATTGGTAACTTTATGTCTTTTCCATCTGAAATTATAAGAACTACTACTAATATTGCTAGACAAGGTGTTAAAGAACTTTCACATGTAAAAGGTGAGGGAGTAGTTAGAATTAAAGGAAGTAATATAGGTTTAACAGTTACAGAAGTATTAAAAGATGGAAGTACTAGAGTAGTTAAAAATAATGCTATTACTAATGGAACATACGGAACTGGAATGAAAAGAATTGCAGGTATGGCCACTACTTTAACTGCTGTTCCTGTTGCAGTTACTGAAGGAGCAAAAGCTTTGTACGATGTAACTGAAGATGAAATTGATGCGATGAGAAGATTTGTTCCTGATTGGTCTAAAAATTCTACGTTAGTTCCAATTAGAGATGATGATGGCGAATTAAGCTATATAGATTTTAGTAAAAGTAATGCTTACGATTTAATGGCTAGACCATTTAGAACTTTAATGAGTAATATTCAAGAAGGTCAAGAAAATGGAGACACTTTATTAGAAGGATTTACTGCAGGGGTAGGTGAAGCAAGTGGAGAAATTATGAATCCATTTATATCCGAATCTATTTGGACAGAAGCTATGGCAGATTTAGTTATAAGGGGTGGAAGAACTTCTGAAGGAAGACAATTGTATACTGATCAAACTCCACTAGGAGATAAAATGGCTATTCAATTTATGCATTTAGGTAATGCTTTAGCACCTTCTTACAAACAAGGATTAAGAATAGGACAAGCTTCTTTTGGAATACCTGATAAAAGAGGAAATGAATTAGAAATAGGACCAGAGTTAGCAGGATTCATGGGATTTAGACCTGTTAAAATAGATCCCTTAGATGCAATGAATTTTAAAATTGCAGGTTATCAAACAGGAATAAGAAATGCTAGAAGAGAATTTACAGGAGGATTTTTTGGTCTGTTAAAAGGTGGTTCTATAGATGACAATGATGTTGTTAGTAGATATATTAAATCTAATAAAGCTAGATTTGAAGTTCAAAAAGAAATGTTTAGAGATTTAGAAGCTGCTCAAGAGTTAGGTAATAGTTCTTCTGAACTAAGAAAAGTATTTAAAGAAAGACAATTAAGTGGAAAAACATTTAATAATTTGAATAAAGGAAGATTTGAACCTTACTACCCTTCTAAAGATATTATTAAAAAATTTAAAGAAATATCTTTAAATTTAGGTGAAGATAATGCTTTTTTATCAGCTAGAGGAGATTTAAATTCTATTAAAAGAGATCTTAAAGCTTTAGGTTTTGATGAAAGATTTAGAGCAGACTTTGCTGTAGGTGGACATGTAGAATCTACCGCCTTTACAGAATCCATGGATAATATAACTACTGTATTAGCCGAAGTAGATTTTGATATGCAAAATTTAAATTTAGAAGAAGAGTTTGATGATCAAATTGATATTAATGAGTACATTACCAAACAAGAAGTACAAACTCCAATGTTACCACAGACTCCAATGCCTAACCAAAATGTTATACAAGCAAGTGTTAAGGCTCAAGCAACGGAACCTTTGAATGAGGGATTAACCAACACAGAAAACGCATTATTATCTCAAGAAGAAAAAATGATTAGATTAAGACAAAGAGGTTTAGCATAATGGATTATTTGGGAGGTTTGATAAGCTGGTCTTATCGGGGTTTGAATGTAGCGGGGGTTATATTCCAATGGTAAAAAATTTAGCTTTAATTAAAATAGAATCTCACGAAAAACTTTGTAGAATAATGCAGAAACAAACTCAAACTGATATTAAAAATTTACAAATTCAAATTAATAGAATTGAAAAAATATTATTAGTTTGTGCAGGTACTTTATTAGCTGGTATGGCCAGTGTTATTTTAATGTTACTTGATAAAATTTAGATCCACTCTTTAAAATCTTCATCCATAATTGCATTAGCAATATTAACTTTATTACGTAAAGCTTTTACAATTCTTTCATCAATAGTATCCTGAGCCATGATATCAATATAAGTCATTTTTTGTGTTTGACCTATACGATCTATTCTAGCTTCTGACTGTTGACGTTTCTCAAGGTCATAACCATTAGAGAAATAAACCATGTTACTTCCAGCAGTAAGTGTAATACCATAACCACCGGTGTGAGTAGTACCTACAAAAAATCTACAAGCATCATCATTCTGAAACTTTTTAATATTCTTAGATCTTGCATCAGTGTCTGTTGCACCATAGTAATCAACAACAGAGTCTTCACCGTATACTTTTTTTATTTCTTTAATTATTCTTCTGACATCATGAGTGTAGTGAGACCATATAATAGTTTTACCTTCTATATTTTCTAGTATACTCATTAATTCATTTAGCCTGCTGCAAGGTAAATCTTTTATAGTACCATCATCAGAAGTAAAATGACCACAAGTAATTTGATGTAGTCTCATAAGTTGAGTCATAACAGTTGCAGAGGATTGCATCTTACCTTCTAAGAAAGCTACTGCTTCTTTTTTCATCTGTTGGTAAACTGTTTTTTGTTCTTTAGTTAGTTCAACATAATGTTTAACAAAAGTTTTTTCTGGAAGATCTAAACAATCTTCTTTTAATATTCTGTTAGAGAAAGGTTTTATCTTATCAGACAGTTCACCCAGGTTCACGTAGCCTGTAACAATTTCTATTCTTCTACCATTGACTTCAATCTTTCTCATGTTGGCATATCTAGATCGAAACGTGTAGTAAGAATCATGCCCCAGGAGCCATGGATCAAGAAAGGCACATTGACTAAATAAATCTAATGGAGATTTAGTAACAGGAGAACCTGTTAAAATTCTTCTATACTTTGCACTGTCTCTTAATGCTAAAATATTTTTAGTTCTATTTGATGTTGGAGTTTTAATAGTTGTAGACTCATCAATTGCAATCATTGCTTTGTGACAAGATAAAAATTTAGCTGCAAAAGCTGCACCATCACCTGTAGAAAAAGTTTCTACATTCATAATTAAAATATGTAGATCAGTTCCAGTTTCAAATAATGTATTTAAAATTTTTCTTTGTTTAACTGTCTTGTCAGTTGTTTTCCAAAGTACTACTTTTTTTTCTATATGATCTGGTAAGTGAGTAGGAATTTCTGAGTCATACCAATTTTTATATACACCTTTAGGTGCTATCAATAATAGACCATTTATATCGCCTCTATCATAGAGAATAGCGGCATTATCTAATAATACTTTAGATTTACCTGTACCCATTTCCATGAAATAAGCGAAGTTTTCTTTGTCCCAAGACTCTTCTAATGCTTTGAGCTGATGCTCAAAAGGCTTCGTTTTAAATTTATAGTTCATAATTTGCTTTTCTTTCTATAGATGATATATATGTGGTTAAAATAAAAAGTCAATGAGCAAAGTATATTTAACACAGGAGATTCCTGTAGACAGAGACACAGGACAGCCTAAATACAATGTATTAGGGGCTTCTAAGTATGGCGACATAATGACGCTGCTTCCTATGTATTCACAGATTATATTATCTCCTGGCCCATTAATTTTAAAACTTAGAACTCTTCTAAAGAACTACAAACCTGAAGATTATTTACTACTCTCAGGCGATCCCGCAGTTATTGGTGTTGTTTGTTCCGTTGTTTCAGATATAACTAATGGAAAATACAAGCTTCTTAAATGGGACCGACAAGAAAAAACATATTACCCGATCGAAATAAATATTTTTCAAAACTAGTATTGACAAAAATTATAAAACTCCTATATATCTTTGATATGAAAGCGAGGAAAAAATAATATGTCAATTAACTTAAGAGAAGACGCTCCAGATCAGAGCAATATAATTGATCCAAAAAAACTATCTGAAGAAGTTGAGAAATTAGTATCAATTCAAAAACAGATAAAATCCAACGAAGATAAAATAAAAGATTTAAAAGAAGACGAGAAACATTTTAGTACAATCGTTATTCCAAAATTAATGGAAGAGATGAATCTAAAAAGTTTAAAATTACAAGATGGTTCTGAACTGTCTGTAAAAAAAATCTTCAGCACCACCATGAAAGCGGATAGAAAAGGTGAGTGCGTACAATGGCTTCGAGACAACGGTTTGGGTGATATTATAAAAAATAATATTACAGTATCATTCGGTCGTGACGAGGAAACCAAGGCTGCAGAATATGCTACCCTTGCAAAGGGACAGGGCTATGAACCTACTCAAGAAGAGAAGGTTCACCCGTCCACTTTAAGAGTAGTGATGGAGGAAGTTCATACCAAAGGTAAAGAAATTCCTGCTGATCTATTTTGGACGTTTGACGGAAGTCAGACTAAAATAAAAAGTAAGTAACATTAAACGATAACCCAATAGGATATATATGAGTACAGAAAGTACAATCGTTAAGAAAGATAATGCAGGAGCATTATCCACAATCAACCTAAGAGCAGACTCTGGTAAAGGAACTGAAGAGATGCAATCAAGTGATAGGTCAACACCTATTTTAAAAATCCTTCATCAATTATCTCCAGAATGCAATTCAAGAAGTGCAAAGTATGTTGATGGCGCTCAACCTGGAATGATTTATGCATCCAGTTTTGGTAGCTTAGTCAGCGGTGAGAAAGGTTTAGATATAATTGTATCTCACTTTCAAACTAGGTACCCTGAATGGCAAGAAAGAGGAGATAGTACTGCTGCACCAGTAGGTACACACCTTAACCCACCAGCAGATGCTGTTGAGGAAAAAGGTGGTAGATATAGATTATCTAATGGTAATTATGTAGAGAAGACTATGTATTTCTATGTGATAGCTATTTTAGAAAATGGATCTAGATCTGCTGTAATACCTATGAGATCATCTAACTTAACTCCAGGTAGAGATTTGAATGATATGATTTCAAATTTAAGAATGGAAGATGACAAAGGTTCATTTCAACCTGCATCTTTTACAGCTGTGTTTAAATTAAAAACAGCAGGTAAGAGTTGGGGAGATAAGAACTGGCATGTGTATAAGCCTTCTTTTGTTAAGATGCTAAATGTATCTGAAACTAAAGATGCTGAGTTATATCAAGCAGGTCAAAAGCTACAAGCTGAAGTATCAAAAGGTTCTACGCAACCTAAGTACGAAAAGGTTGAAGCTGATAAAACCAAAAAAGATATTATCTAATCCCTCTGAGGGACATTTGCAAGTGGAAGTGGCGATGGGAGACTATCGCCACTTTTTAAAAAAACAAACTTTGACAGGATTGTATGAAAGATTATTCAAAATATTTTGAAGGCTTAAAAAGAAATTATGGTGTCTGTAAAACCAATGAAGGTTTTATAGATGCAGAGACAGGTAAAAAAAGATACCCACACGAATGGTCTGGTATTCCTGTCAGTGAATTAGATTACCAAGAACATCTAAAAGGAAACAAATCTATTGGAATTCAACCTTGTACTGATGAAGGTAAAGCAAGATTCGGTGCTATTGATGTAGATAAGTATCCAATAGATAGACAATTTTATTTAAAAATTATTGAAGAGAAAAATCTCCCAATAATTCCTGTCCTGTCAAAAAGTGGTGGACTACATTTATATGTGTTCACCACTGAATTTGTTAAGGCAAAAGAGATAAGGGAATTTTTGGAACAGGTTTTATTCTTATTCAAACTACCCATTAATACAGAAATTTTTCCAAAGCAAACTACTCTTGGAGAGAATGCAGATGGAGAAAAAACAAATGGTAACTTCTTAAACTTACCTTACAACAATATGTCTAGAAGAGCATTACTTCCTACGGGAGAAGAGATGGACTTAGATATGTTTATCAAAGTAGTTATTGCTAATGCTCAAACTAAAGAACAATTAAAAAATATTAATGAGAGAATTGTTAAAGATGAGTTAACCGGTGGAGACAAAGAGTTTGATGATGGTCCACCATGTTTAGGAATACTAACTAAAGAAGTTATGAAAGATGGTAGAGATAGATTTTTATATAACTACATGGTGTTTGCTAAAAAAAAATATCCAGACAAGTGGCAAGAGAAAATTATAGAAGCGGCAAGAAAGTATTTTGAATTTGATAGTAACTGGACAGACATTCATGTTAATGCAAAAGTAAAAAGTTGGAGTAAAGATACTAAAGGACATACTTGTAATGATCCTTTAATAGCACCTGTATGTGTTAAAGCAGTGTGTGTAAAAAGAAAGTTTGGAATCATATCTGACAATAAACCTAGATGGCCTATGTTATCTGCATTACAAAAATTAAATATAAAACCTACACCTGAATGGTATTTCACAATAGAAAAAGAAAATGGAGAAACTAAACAAGTACATGCTAAAAATATTCATAAAATAGAAAGTCAAAAAGAATTAAGAGCAGTTATAATGGAGCAAGCTCATGTAGTTCCACCTCAAATAAAAGGTAATGACTTTCATGAAATTATAAAATCTTTATTTGAAGGAAATAAAATAGATGTTATCGAACCAGCAGAAGGTACAAATCCATCTGACATATTAAGAAATCATTTATATAGATATCTAAATGAACCTGCAGCTAAACAATACAGTTCATTTCAAAGTGGTAGACCTTTGTTAGATGATGATCATGCTTATTTTTTATTTACATCTTTCTATGATGATATCAAAACTTATGAATGGAAAGAGTCTTCAGCAAAAACATCTTTGATGATTAGAGATTTATTCCCAAGTAAGAAACCTGAGGATGAAGCTAAGTTTGATCACAGTAAAAGATTTCCAGGTAAAGATTCAAAAGGTAAAATATTTCCACCATTAAAAACTTTAAGAATACCTTTGAAGTATTTTAAAAAAGATGAAGACGTTCATGAGATGGTAGAGTTTAAAAGTGAAGACGATATTATATAATGATTTATAAATACTATGGACCACCAGGAACTGGTAAGACCTACAAATTAATTAGTAGGGCTAAAGCTTATGCTAGGACAGGTATACCTTTACATAAAATAGGATACTTTGCTTTCAGTAGAAAAGCAGCTGGAGAAGCAAAAAAAAGAATGCCCTCTGATGATAAAAACTTACCTTACTTCCAAACTCTACATGCTTTTTGTTTTCATTTCTTAAAATTAAAAGAACAAGATATAATGCAGCCCTTTCATTATGAAAACTTTGGTAAGAAAATAAATATAAAAGTTAAATACACAGACAAGTATAACAAAGACGAAGTAAATTTTTTAACTTGTGACAATCCTTATTTTCAAATCATTCATAAATCTATTAACAGATGTACTTCTATTGAAGAAGAATACGATTTAAATGAACACAATGGTAAAGATATTAAATGGGCTACTTTAAAATACATAAATGATAATTTAAAAAACTATAAAGAAAAAAAATCATTATATGATTTTAATGACATTGTAGATCTAACTATTAAGAAAAAAGATCACCCTGACTTTCCAACTTTTAAAGCTATATTTATAGATGAAGCCCAAGATCTATCACCACTACAGTGGAAACTATTCGATGTATTAAAAACAAAAACAGAAGATATGTACTTAGCAGGAGATGATGACCAAGCTATATTTGCTTGGGCTGGTGCAGATGTAGAGAGATTTATCAAAGAACCTGCAAAAGAAAGGGTTTTAAAGTACTCAAAAAGGATCTCTTTAAGGGTCCAGCAAGAGTCAGAGAAGCCTATTGAAAGAATTATGGGCATTCGTAAGCATAAAAACTATTTTCCTAGAGATTTTATTGGAGAATCTGATGAGATAGCTAACTTAGGTCAAGTAGATTTAACTCAAGGTAAATGGTTAATATTATCTAGAACCATATCCAGGCTTATGAAAATAGATGAAGAATTAAAAAAGAAAAATTTATTCTTTGAAACAAACAAAGGTAAGAGTTTTAAAGTATCTCTGTACAAGTCAGCTATGAATTATGATCTATGGACTAAAGGAAAAATTTTAGAAGATAAAGTTATAAAAGATATCCAAGAATACACTGGAGAAGTTCAGTGGGATCATATGTTAAATTGGTATGATGCATTTAAATTAGCTGGTGAGAAAGAAAAATTATATATAAAAAATATGTTAGACAACGGAGAAAATTTAGATGAGCCAGCAAGAATTTGGTTGTCCACTATACATGCAGCCAAAGGTGGAGAAGAAGATAATGTAATTCTATGTTTAGATATGGGAGATAAGATTCTTAAAGCAATTAAAAAGAGTCAGAACAAACAAGATGAAGAACATAGAGTTTGGTACGTAGGAACCACAAGAGCAAGAAATAACCTATATAAATTAAAAGCAAAAATAAAACGTAAAGGATATCAGTTATGACAACTAAAGACATGTTTGAAGGTACATTTCCACAAGATAAACAAATTGGTGGATCACATTATAAAAAATTTCATATACAACCGTATGAATTTATATCTAAGAACAACCTTTCTTTTTTCCAGGGGAATGTTATAAAATATGTTTGTCGCTATAAAAACAAAGCGGGAATACAAGACCTTGAGAAAATAATTCATTATTGTGAATTACAGATTAAAACAATGAAAGACATTAATAAAAAATGATTTTACCTCAAACTGAATGGTTACTCCCTAAAGAATTTCCTGATCTAACAAAGCATAAAGAAATTGCTATTGACTTAGAGACAAGAGATCCAGATTTAAAGAGTAAGGGTTCAGGAGCCATCATTGGTAATGGTGAGATTGTAGGTATAGCAGTTGCCGTAGAAGGTTGGAAAGGTTATTATCCAATTGCTCATGAAGCAGGTCCTAACTTAGATCCTAAAAAAGTTATAGATTGGTTTACAAAAGTTTGTGAATGTCCGGCTACAAAAATATTTCATAATGCTATGTACGACGTATCTTGGATACGTAATTTAGGTATAAAAATTAATGGTTTACTTGTAGATACTATGATTGCATCATCTTTAATTGATGAGAATAGATTCTCATACACATTGAATTCAATGTCATGGAAATATTTAAGTAAAGGTAAGAACGAAGCTTTACTAAATAAGGCAGCTAAAGAAAGAGGATTAGATCCTAAGGCAGATATGTGGAGACTTCCAGCTATGGAAGTTGGATCGTATGCAGAACAAGATGCAGTTTTAACTTTAGAACTTTGGCAGCAGTTAAAAAAAATAATGGCGGAACAAGATTTAAAAAAAATTTTTAATCTGGAGACTGATTTGTTTCCATGTCTTGTTGACATGAGGTTTTACGGTGTGAAAGTAGACGTTCAAAAAGCTCATACGTTGAAGACAGCATTAGCATTAAAAGAAGAAAACTTAATCCACCAAATAAAAATAGAAACAGGAATAGACATTCAGTTAATGGCTGCAAGAACCATTGCACCACTTTTTGATAAATTAAATTTAGAGTATTCCAAAACTGAGAAATCAGGTGAACCATCATTTACTAAAAACTTTCTTGTGAATCATAAACATCCAGTGGTTAGGATGATAGCAGAAGCTAGGAAAATAAACAAGGTCAGAACTACTTTTATAGATTCTATTATCAAACATGAACACAAAGGTAGAATTCATGCTGATATAAATCAAATTAGATCTGATGACGGAGGAACTGTAACTGGAAGATTCTCATACTCTAATCCTAACTTACAACAAATTCCTGCAAAGGATCCGGAAACAGGACCCTTGATTAGATCTTTATTTATTCCAGATGAAGGCTGCAAGTGGGGTACGTTTGATTACTCGCAACAGGAACCAAGGCTTGTAGCACATTATTCATTACAGTTTGAATTACCTTCTGTTAATACAATTGCAGATTCATATGAAAATGATCCTAATACAGACTTTCACAAAATTGTAGCTGAGATGGCAGAGATACCTAGATCACAAGCTAAAGTAATTAACTTAGGTCTTTTCTATGGTATGGGTAAAGCTAAACTTATGAATGAGTTAGATCTAACAAAAGATAAAGCTGAAGAATTATTTAAAAAATATCATGAGAATGCACCTTTTGTAAAACAACTTACTAACAAAGCTATGAATGCAGCAGCTAGTAAAGGTGTAATTAAAACTATACTTGGAAGACGTTGTAGATTTCCTAAATATGAACCTGTACTTAGAGGTGATGATTGGGGAACTTATGTACCTGCAGAAGATGAGGAACGTATGAAAGAACTTCAAGATATGGGACCTGTATTAAAAGATTTTGAAGAAAATATTATTAAAGATAAACAAGGTAAACCTAAGAAAAACTACTGGCATAAAAACCCAACAAGACGTGCCTTTACTTACAAAGCTTTAAATAAATTAATCCAAGGGAGTGCTGCTGATATGACTAAAAAAGCCATGGTAGAATTATACAAACAAGGATTATTAGCTCATATACAAATACATGATGAGTTAGATTTTTCTGTTGAATCAGAAGAACAAGCAAAAAAGATAAAAAATATCATGGAAACTGCAGTTGATTTAGAAGTACCTAACAAAGTTGACTATGAATCTGGCCCTAATTGGGGTGAAATAAAATAATAAAATACTTTTCCTACAAAACATTTTCTGATAAAATACCGGCATGTTTGTAAAATGTAAAACTTGTGGCCATGGGTGTCACTGCAATGAAGATAAGATTGATTCAGGGCACTACTCACCTTTAATGGATATATGTGGATGTAAAAAATGTCTTCATGAAGCAGAAAAAGAAATTGAATACGAGGAGTGTTTATCATGTCAATAGCAGAATTATTTAAGAAAAACTTTGTATTAGTACCTGTCATAGCATCCGTTCTTTTTGGAACATTTACAGGCGTTAAGTATATTGTTAATCTAACAGACACAATTAATTCTAATCAAACTCAAATAATAAATCTTCAAAGAGATCTAACTGTAGCTCAAGAAAAACTTACAGATCAAAACACAAGACTAACTTCTGCTGAGTCCACTTGGCAAATGGCAGAAAATTTATACAGACAATTAGCAGATGAAGTTAGAGAACACAGTTATGATATTAAGGATTTAAACAGGTAATGTATGGAGACTCTCAGGATGAATTACAAATTTACTGCACTACTAATTGTAATGTTTATATGTTTAACTCTGTTTGCAAAACCAGCTTATCCAAAAAACGAATATTTAACTAATGGGACTAATAGCTGCAGAACTGGTGAAGTCGATGTTAGAATCGAAACAGAAAACAGAGACAACGATTATAGACATAATTCTAGTTCTAATGATTATGATAACAATAGTGACAATGATCGTTTGAGTGTAACTTATAGACACTACATTGGAACTGCTTGTACTAAACAATTTAGACAAGTGCAGCAAGAAAACATGGAACTCAAACAGCAACTAGAGTTAATGAAAATGTGTGGTAGGGTTAACAGCAATCCTAGTCTTGCACAAAATGAAAACTTTAGATTATTAGTATCAAAGTGTACGGGTGTAACTCCTGTTAAATTAGATAACAGACCAGCAGATGGCAAAAGTAAATGGGACGAGTTAAAAGATGGATATAAAAAAAAGAACCCAGAACTTAAATTAATGGGTGATAAATTTTTAACATTACCTGTACCTACAAATGAGTAGAAAAACCAATACTGCCTTAATTGCCTTATTAGGTACAATCCTAATGGGACTTGCTACATGGACTTTGGTCACACTCATAGAACTTCAATTAACAGTAACCATGATCCAGTCGGACCTGATGTCTATTGACAAGCAATTTGGTAGAGTTTATAATTTCATCGATTCCGTTAGAGGTAGATAATGAAATTTTTAATGGTAATGTTTATATGCAGTCATGTAGAAGGCAACGAATGTAGGCCTATTCAGCCATTAATAACATACTTTAATACTTATAGCGAATGTGCTATCCATGGTTATGAATATTCTACTAATATACTAAAAAAATTTGATTCAACATTTATTAATACATACAGAGCGTACACTGTATTTAATTGTAAGGAGATAACACAAACATGAACTTAAGTAAAAATTTTCACTTATCAGAGATGATTAAATCTCAGACAGCGGTCAGGAAAGGCCTTGCTAACATTCCAGGGGAACAACATACAGAAAATCTAAGATTGCTTTGTGAGAGGGTCCTACAGCCCATTAGAGACCATTTTGGTAAAGTGGTTACGGTTTCTAGCGGCTATAGAGATATTATTTTAAACAGGCACCTTGGATCTTCAGATTCATCACAGCACTGTCAGGGGATGGCGGCAGATATAGAGATATTTGATTTACCTAATAATGAGCTAAGTGACTGGATAAAAGAAAACCTTATGTTCGATCAATTAATTCTTGAGTACTATGATCCATCAGAAGGCCCAAATTCAGGATGGGTTCACGTATCGTACAATCCCACTATATCTTTAAATCGTAAGGAGTACTTGATTGCTTTTAAAAAAAATGGTAAGACTGAGTACAAACCAATCATGGGGTTAAGTACAGATAGATATGTCAAATAAAAAGAAAGAAAGATTAAAAGGATTATTATTGACTGAAGCATTTAGCAAAATTGATACCGTAATGGGTAAATGTGTAGGTTGTGAAGAGCGAACTATTTTAGTTGCAGTAGTTACAGATTATTATAGATGTAGTAATTGTGGTGAAGATATGAGACAATACGTAAATGGTTCTATAAAATACCTTGAATTAACAGATAGAGATAAAGAATATTTAAAATTAAATAGATTATAATAGGATAAAATAATGACTAAGATGAAAAAAACAATGAAGAAGCACAGCAAACATCACAGTGCTAAACATATGAAACAAATGAAAGAAGATATTAAAAAAGGTGATTCGTTTACAAAAGCTCACAAGAAAGCTCTTAAAAAAATTGGTAAATAGTGGCCAAAAAATTTAAAGAACATCACGAACGGGATAGACCTAAAAAAAGAGGTCCCCGGCAGCACAAAAAGTCGCTAAATAAGCAGGAAAAACGCCAAAAACGGACTAAACGTTACAAAGGTCAAGGTTAATTTTTTTTTTAATCGTCATTGACACTATTGTAATTTCATATAATAATCCTATATATGAAACAACTAAAAAGAAAGATAAGGAAAAATAATGACTGATATAAGTAAATACAAATCTGTAGCCCTCTCCCATAGTAGTTGCGAGAAGTTAGATAAGGTAAGAAAAATAATTGTTCCGGAAGTTCAAATCTCAAGAGCAAAATGTTTAGATATTTTAATTAACGAAAAAGCAAGGAAGTTCAATGGAAGGCTTAAGAACATTAAGTGAGTGGGATACAAGAGATCCTATAAGAAATCTTTGGCGTAATGTATTAATCGTTGCAATCGAAGATCTAGTTAACAAAACAACAGTTGCAGAAAGATTTAGAAATTACAATAGTCATGCACAAAAAACTGCATTGGAATATTTTACTATTCCAAATTCAGACTTTGCTAACGTTTGTGAATTTGCAGGTTTTGATCACAACTTTGTTAGACGTAAAGTACTTAAGGCTGTCAATCAAATCAAACTAAAGGAAGGTCAAAATGGAAAAAGTTATATGTCCCAAATGCAAGGGCAACGGGTACAAGCGAGCACTTATTGAAGAAGGTAGGGAAGAAGTAATTACAGATTGTTCAACGTGTAACAATCAAGGTGAGATTACAATTCCTGTAGAAATGCTAGTTGAATATTTAAGAGGAAAGGCTGCACTATGACACAATTAACAGACGAACATTTTGAACTACATACAAGAAATAAAGCTGAACAATACGAACGACAGAAAATTAAATTTCTAGAAGATAGAATATCTGTCTTAGAAAAATCTGTTGAACGATTGCATAAAATAGTTGGAACAATGGATAGGTTCAAAGAAAATAGTAATGACTAAAAAAACAATTAAGGGAACCATCGGAGAACATAAAATTACTATTCAATTGTTGGAAGATGGTTACCACGTAGCAAAAGCAGTCGATCCACATTGTCCTTTTGATCTTGTTGCAGTAGGAGAAGATGGAGATGTTAAATTAATAGATGTAAAATCAGTAAGTTATCGTAAAAAAGGTAAACTTACTTTGACTAAAAAATCGTTAATTATCAATAGGGTACCGACTAAAAGACAAAAAAAAATGAAAATAGAATTGATGATGGTAGATTAATGAATAAAGAAGCAGAACGTATACAAGAAATAATGGATAAAGCACATAAACATGTTACAAATAACAAAAACAGTATTGAAACATTTGACGAAACGTTTGCTGTAAAATTAAGAAATGCTTTAGATGATTTTAGAATTAATAATTATTATCTAATGGAGAAAGATTATAAATTTTTTAAAAAAGTATTACGTGCAATGAACAATATGAGAAAAAGAGCTAGAGCAGGTTTCACAGAGTCTTTTGCATTTTTTTGTAATTTTTTATTAAGAAATCCAATAGATTTATTTAAATGTGTTGTCTTTTTTAAAAGAGATTGTGAAATAATTATAGAAGATTATTGGAAAGTTAAACATGATTTATCTAAATACGATAAATTAGAAGAACGTATACTAGATCTTTTAGAACTTTTAGAAGACATGGGTAAAATTAAACAACAATATTTAAGAGCAAAAACAAAATAACAATGGAGATTTTATTAATCATAGCTGTAATTTTAGTAATACTAACTGTAATAGATATGAATAAACCTAATTTTTAATACAATGACTAGATACATACTTGAGAGAATATATCACTACTCAACTTACTTGACTTCATGGTCATGGCGTAAACTTTATGGTGATAGAACTAAAAGAGGAAAAAATAATAAATGATAAAAACTAGACAATTTGATTACCCAAGCAGTACACGTGGAATGGTTAATGGAGAAAGAATCTACGATATTAATGAAGAAAAATTACCAAGTGTCACCACTATACTTAATGCAACACAGTCTCCTGAGAAGTTAAAAATTTTAGCCGATTGGAAAAATCGTGTAGGTGCCGTTCAAGCAGATCAGATTAGAGATGAAGCTGCTGCACGTGGATCAGTGATGCACAGAATAGTTGAAGGTTATATAAAAGATGAGAGACATTTAGATTTAACACCGATGGGTACCTTGGCTCATAAAATGGCTGATAAGCTGTGTAAGAGAGCCATAGACGAGAGGTTATCAGAATCTTGGGGTGTAGAACCATTCTTAGCTTATCGAGGATTATTTGCAGGTCAAACTGATCTAGTTGGAATACATGACGGAAAGCTAACTATGTGTGATCATAAAAATTCTAACAAGCCTAAACGTAAGGAATGGCTTCATGACTCTTACAGGTTGCAGCTAGCAGCATACGCCTTGGCGTTTGAAGATATGTTTGGGATAGCTGTTCCACGTGGAATAAATTTTATTGTGACTAAGGATTTATTGTATCAAGAATTTAGCTGGGACGGTCAAGAGTTTAGACAAGCGAAGTACGATTGGTTAAAGAAGGTTGACCTATATTACAAAAACGTTAGTAAAACAGCGGCTAATCAAGGTGAATGAGGCAAGAATCAGGCACCAGGGACCATGTAGTAATATTTCCTATAAGAGTTTTAAAAGTATTTTAGAAAAAATATTTTTCAAAAAAGATGAAAAAAAGTCATACATTACTACATTTGATTATTAGTTATGTATATCAACAATAATAGATCAAAAAAGTGTTACTACATTGTAACTACATTCAACTACATTTCCCAATATACAAAACTTTTTAGGTCAATTATATATTCATATAATTCCGTAAAAAACTCTTATGGGTTTTATTGTTTTGTAATATCTTTGATGTTTAAGAGATCTAATGTTTCTTGATCTTCTTCTAAGTTTGGCTGCGATCTTACTTTTTCTACTAATTCTTGAACTTCAACACCTTCCAGTATTGGTGAGTATTCATCCAGTATTTGTTTCATTCTGCCTTCTAACTCTTCTGTTGTTAAGTCTTCTAGCTTACCGGTACGAATTATCTTCTGTTCTATATACAACCCTGCAGCCTTACCTCTAGCTACTTCTGCATTTACTGCAGCTGACCAGGCTTTCTTATCTCTAGCTTCATCTCTAAGTTTGGCTAACTCTGATATGTGACTACCGAATGTTACTTCAAATTGTTTCTGCCATTCTTCTCTTAACTCTCCAATGTATTGAACTACTAATGGATATAATTTTGGATTCTGTAATTTACTTGCATGTTGTCTAGCTGAATCTTTGGCATATCCTGCTTCTATTGCACAAGCTGTAGCTGTTTTTCTACCTTGATCAGCAATTAATAAATTAGCAAATTTAATTTGTTGTTCTGTAAGTTTTTTAGGAAGTCCCATTAGTCTGTGTCTTCTAATTGATTTTTAATCATATCAATCATCCAAGGGTTATCTCTAAATACACCCATCATTACATTGGTTAATTGATTAACCACAGCTTCTTCAAATTCTGGTTTCTCCAGCGGTGCTTTCTCCTGGTTTAATCCAGAGATTTGTACTGCAGCATGTAAGATCTCATGAAAGATTGTATTAGCTATTTCTTGACCGCATAAATCATGTTGTACTTGTATAATATTTTGTCTGTAATCATACTCTCCAAAACAATCAGTCATTTCCCATTTTTTATAATCTGGTCTGACATATCTAATCTTAACATCTTTATAGCCAATTCTAACCATGTCAGGTAACCCCTTTGCTTCAACTGGAATAGATCTTTCTGGTTTTCTAAAATGTTTTTTTACTTTTTTCTTTTTCATTATAATTTGTTTTTTAAACTATCTAAATATTTTTGATCTTCTTGAGGTAGTTTTTTAATTGGTTTTTTCTTACCAAATATCTCTTGCCAACGCTGCTTATAAACGTCATTTGTGGGCCTTGATTTACCATCCCATTGTCTAGCTTTATCTTTTGTCATTTTGTCGCACTCTGTAAGTATTGATTTTTTAGCACAACATGATACATAATGCAATAGTTGTTGGGTTTAAATTTGGTTGGCTCAATGACCGTTGATTGATTAGTGGCCCTGGCTTACGAAGCTTAACTGACGCTAAGTGGATACTGAGGGCTACTTTAAAAGACAAATTATGAATGGAAAAGAATTAAGACAAGTCCTAGATAAATTCTTAAAAGGAGAAGCAGCTGGTGAAGCTAGAATACAAGTTGCTCTTCCAGATGGAAAATATTATGACATCACCTCTTTACAATTGATGGAAAATAAACTATTTGGTGTGAGAGAAACACACAGATTAGTATTTACTGTTAAGGCTGAAACTTGGAATATGGGTAAAGTTTTAAAAAAATTATAATAAGACTGTAGTAGTGAAACCCGAGACAAAATTTTGGCAAGATGTTAGAAAAATTAAGAGTGAAATTTACTGGACTAGACTGGAAAACCTTAGCGCTTTGGGTACTCCCGATGTATTGGGTTATAATAATAACGGCATCTTTTTCACTGTTGAATTAAAAGTTACAAAGACCAACAAAATTACCATATCACCACATCAAATAGCGTTCCATTTGATACACCCACACAATACTTTTATCCTGGTAAAGGCCCTCTTAAGCAAGGAGGTAAAACTTTATGAAGGTTCCCGGATCAAGGACCTTGTTGCTTGTGGCTTGAAGCTTGAACCTTGCAGCTTGGGGCTTGAAGCTTCTCTTAAAAAATTAGCAAGCTTGTAGCTTGTGGCTTATCGCCATGCGTCAATATGTCGCAGCTTGTGGCTTGAAGCTTGTGGCTGCCTGTCAATGCGGCAAATCGCCATGCGTCAATATGTCGCACCTCCTTTCATAAAAAAACTGGGACCCAGATCCTGGGCCCCAGCTGCTGGATTATTTTGCTTCCTGTAATTTTTTGTTCATTCTTTCCAGGGTTCTTGTTTTGTAAGTTTTCATCCATCGGCTCATAAACTTTGCCGTAGATTTTTCCCCAACATTGGTTTCGTAACCGATCAATTTTTTGATCTGTTTTCTGACCACTGGGATCGATTGTCTGTGAGTCCAAGGACCCATCCCCAGCTCCTGGAGAAATTCGATCCGGAACAAAACCTCTGTTTTGTTTTTTTCCGTAATTTTTGTTTGATCGATAAAAGACATCGTCCAACAAAAATTTTTCGCAATGTTGTGATCGTCCTGAGTCCAGCTGCCTGTATCCAGTTTGGTGTAATCGTATTTTAGTGACATTTTTTATTCTCCTTTTTGATTTGTTAAAAAGGTATTCTCGCACAGGTAAATTTTGTTTTACAGAAGCAATATGTCGCAGCTTGAAGCTTGTGGCTTGAAGCTTGTGGCTTATCGTCATGCGACAATTTGCCGCAGCTTGAGGCTTTTTGTCCTGCGTCATTTTGCCCTGCGACATTTTGTCGCACCCTTCGGGTGCGCATCTTGTCCTGCGTCAATTTGCCGCAGTTTCTCTTCCTGGTCCTTGATCCATTCTTCATGGATTTTTTTTCTTTTATCGCTCACTTTTTTATAGTGTGTTGGATGCTTCCAGCTGTGATTCATATTAGTGTTTACCGTATGAGACGTTAACAACGTCTTTATTCCAGCAAGCTCTACAATCTAAGCATTGGTTGCCCTGCTTACCTGATGGACAAGTCTCTGTTCCATCGGTTACAACGCTGGATCCATGGCTCCAGGCTTTACCAAATGAGCCGTCAATCTTAGCAGCGGATAATCTAATCACCATATTGTCCGGAACATCTTCAGGGGCTGGTAGGTAAGGACGCTCTTGAGTCGGTAACCAG